TGGGAGAAAAAACCGGACGAGGCGCGCATAGACCCCTCCCGTTCCAGCGGAGATGGGGAAAGATGAAAAGAGGTGACGGCAGGATGGACGAAGACCGAAAGAAGAAACACGACGCGGCAGTCAAAAGAGAGCGGAATCGGCTCAGGAAGATCTACGCCGAACTGCCGCCGAAGCGGTTGTCCGTGGCAATGGGGCTGATTGACCAGGCTGCGAGGATGCGGGTGCAGCTTGATGAGCTGGCGGCGGACATCGCGGAGAATGGGATGACGGAATGGTTCCAGCAGTCCGAGAAGTGCGAGCCCTACAAACGGGAGCGCCCGGAGGCGGCGATCTTTGTCAAGCTGGATAAAAACTATCAAACCGTCATGCGACAGCTTGCAGACATGGTGCCGGCTGAGACGGAATCGCCGGAGGCGGTGAACGATGCCTTCAAGCTCGACTAACTGGATTTACGCCTATTATCAGCAGATCCAGGACGGATCTGTCACGGTGGGGTCGCGGATTCAGCGGTGGTATGAGATCGTCGTTCATGGCCTGGAAGAGCGGCGCTGGTTTTTCGACCAGCGGAAGGCAAACCAGGCGATCAACTTCATCGAGCGATACTGCCACCACCACGAGGGGCCGATGGCGCCGGGGCTGATCCGGCTGGAGGTCTGGCAGAAGGCTTTTCTGTCCGTGGTGTATGGCGTGGTGGATGAGAGCGGCAAGCGGCAGTTCCGGGAGATCGTGCTGAGCATCGGACGGAAGCAAGGGAAAACGGCGATCCTGTCCGGGCTCGGGTGCTTCCACCTGTTCAAGGACGGCGGCTACGGCGCGCGGGTGTACATCGTGGCCCCGAAATTGGAGCAAGCGAAGCTCTGCTATGAGGGGATCTATCAAACGATCCGCAAAGAGCCGGCCATGGAACGGATGACCAAACGCCGCCGCACGGATCTGTACATCGCCGCGAACAACAGCTCCGCGCAGCCGCTGGCCTTCTCTGCGAAGAAGTCCGACGGCCTGAATATCTCCATGGCGGTGCTGGATGAATTCGGCGCGTTCGTGGGAGAACCGGGCCTCCGGGTGGCGGAGGTTGTCAAGAGCTCCCAGGGCGCGCGGGAAGAGCCGCAGATGTTCTACGCCTCGACGGCCAACTTTGTGAACGAGGGCTTGTATGATGAGGTCATGAAACGGGCGACTGCGGTGCTCAACGGGACCAGCAAGGAGACCCGGCTGGCACCGTTCCTCTACATGATCGATGATGAGGCCAAGTGGAACGACATCAACGAGCTGCGGAAGTCCTTGCCGAACCTGGGCGTTTCGGTCTCGGTGGACTACATGCTCGAAGAGATCGCCGTGGCGGAGGGGTCAATCTCGAAGAAAAGCGAGTTCCTGACCAAATACTGCAATATCAAGCAGAATCTCTCCACGGCATGGCTCCGGGCCACGGACATCAACCGGGCCTTCGGGTGGAACTACACCTTCGAGGATTTCCGTAACAGCTACGCCCTGGGCGGGATTGACCTTTCGCAGACCACCGACCTGACGGCCTGCTGTGTGCTGATCGAGAAGCAGGGCGTGATCTGGTGTTTCTGCCAGTTCTTCCTCCCGGCGGAGAAGCTCGCCGAGGCAACGGCCCTGGACGGCGTGCCCTATGCGGCCATGATCGAGAAGGGCGTGCTGAAGCTCAGCGGAGACAATTTCGTGGATTACCGCGACTGCTTCCAATGGTTCGCCGACCTGGTGGAACTGTACCAGATCCTTCCGCTGGCCGTGGGCTATGACCGGTATTCGGCGCAGTACCTTGTACAGGATATGAACAACTACGGCTTTCACATGGACAGCGTCTTCCAGGGCTTCAACCTGACCGCCATCGAGGACAACTTCGAGGGCCTGCTGCGGAGCGGGCTTTTCCGCTGCGCGAACGACAACCCTTTGCTCAAGATCCACATGGCGGACGCCGCGCAGCAGCAGGAGAGCGGCACCAGCGCCCACGCCCGGAAGAAACTGGTGAAGATCTCGAAGACCGCCCACGTGGACGGCGTGGCGGCGATCCTGGATGCGCTCTGCATGAGGGCAAACAAATGGACGGAGCTGGGGGACCAGCTGAAAAATGAGGGGTGACGGACATGGGACTTTTTGAGCGGATTTTCGGCCGGAGGGACGGCCTGCCCGCGCGGGAGATGAAGGAGCGGTTCCAGCTATTGGAGGGCTACACCCCGAGCTTTTCGACCTGGAGCGGGTCGGTGTTTGAATCCGATTTGATCCGGGCCGCGCTGGACGCCCATGGCCGGCACGCCGCGAAGCTCTCGGTGAATATCCAGGGCAGCGCGAAGCCGAACCTTCGCTCCCGGCTCCTGGTGCAGCCCAACGTCTTCCAGACCTGGCCGCAATTCCTGTACCGCCTGGCCGTGACGCTCTACGCGAAAAACACGGCTTTTCTTGTGCCGGTGCTCGGGGAATACGGCGAGGCGGTGGGCGTGATCGGCGTCCTGCCCCAGAGATGGGAGCTGGTGGAATCGAAAAGCGGCACCGTTTTCCTGCGGTTCTACTTTTCCAACGGAAAACGGGCGGCGATGGAGCTTGACCGCACGGGCATCATGACGCGGTATCAGATGGACAGCGAATTCTTCGGCGAGGACAACAACGCGCTGCGCTCCACGATGGACCTGATCGCAATGCAGCGGCAGGGCGTCACCGAGGGCATCAAAAACGGCGCGACCTACCGCTTCATGGCCACGGTGGGCAACTTCACCAAAGACGAAGACCTGGCAAAGGAGCGGCAGCGCTTCGACGCCAACAACTTCCGGGGCAGCTCCGGCGGCGTCCTGCTGTGGCCGAGCACCTACAAGGACGTGAAGCAGCTCACCCAGGAGGGCTACAAGGTCGACGCGGACCAGCTAAAGCTGATCAAGGGCAACGTCTACGACTACTTCGCCGTAAACGAGGACATCATCCAAAACAAGGCCTTCGGTGATAGCTGGCTGGCCTTCTATGAGGGCGCGGTGGAATGGTTCGCCATCCAGCTCTCGGAGGTCATGACCCGGATGCTCTACACGGAGCGGGAGCGCTCCGCCTTCGGCAATCGGGTCTGGTTCTCCTCGAACCGCCTGCAATACATGAGCAACGCGGACAAAATGAACGCGATTGCCCAGATGGCCGACCGCGGGCTCATGACCCGGAACGAGCTGCGCGACATCCTGAATCTCTCTCCCTTGCCGGAGCCCTATGGCAGCCAGATCCCGGCCCGGGGTGAGTATTACGCCGTGAATGATCCGAATGGAGGGAATGACAATGCCTCAGAAAACGAATGAGCGGGAATATCGCCGGATTGACGTGGCGAACCTGGAAACCCGCACCGAGGATGACGGCCAGATGATCGTCGAGGGCTACGCCGCGACCTTCAACCAGCCGTACACCCTGGCCGACTGGCCAGACTTCCGCCTGGATGAGCGGATCGACCCGCACGCCTTTGATGAGACGGACATGGAAGACGTGATCATGCAGTACGACCACAAGGGCCGCGTCTTCGCCCGGAAGCGGAACGGCACCCTCCAGGTCAGCACCGATGACCACGGCCTGAAGATCCGCGCCCGCCTCGACGGCACCACCATCGGGCGGCAGCTCTATGAAGAGATCAAGGGCGGATATACGGACCGCATGTCTTTCGGCTTCACGGTGGGCGAAGATCGCCGGGAAGAGACCGAAGACCATGAGACCGGGAAGGTGACCGTGCTGCGCACGATCACGAAGGTCAAAAAACTGTTTGACGTTTCTGCCGTGTCGCTCCCTGCGAACGACGCGACTGAAATATCCGCGCGCAGTCTCAGCGACGGATTGATGGCTGAGATCACGGAGGAGCGCCGTGCCCATGCGGAGCGCCAGCGGAAAATCCGGAAAATCAAAATCCTGATGGAGGTGCAATCGCATGAGAACGATTGACGAAATCGAGGCCCGCAAGGCCGAGATCACCGCGGAGCTGGAGAAGCCCGAGGCCGATCTGGATGCCCTGGAGGCCGAAGTCCGCGCCCTCAATACCGAGGCCGAGGAGATCCGCAAGAACGCCGCCGCCGAGGCGGAGAAGCGCCGCAAGATCGCGGAAGACGCCGCGCCGGTGACCGTGATCGAAACCCGTGAAATGGAGGAAACGAAAATGACTGAGCTGGAAATCCGCAACAGCGCCGAGTACATTGACGCCTTTGCCAAGTATCTCCGCACCAACGATGACCGCGAATGCCGCGCCCTGCTGAAGACCGAGAACGCCTCCGGCAAGGTGCCGGTGCCGGTAATGGTCGACGAGATCATCCGCACGGCCTGGGACAACGAGGAGATCCTCTCCCGCGTCCGCAAGACCAACTTCCGCGGCAACCTGAAGATCGCCTTCGAGAAGGCCGGCGACGTGGCCTATGAGCACGTCGAGGGCACCAGCGCCCCCACCGAGGAAGCCCTGGAGCTCGGCATCGTGACCATGACCCCCGCCAACATCAAGAAGTGGATCCATATCACCGACGAGGACGTGGCCATGGGCGGCGAGGCCTTTGTCCGCTACATCTACGAAGAGCTGGCCTACCAGATCATGAAGAAGCTGGCCGCCCTGGTCGTGGCTGACATCGTGGCCCTGGGCACCAGCAACACCGCCACCGCTCCCGGCGCGGCCCGGATCACCGAGGCCCCCGGCCTGACCACGATCGCCAACGCCTTCGCCAACCTGAGCGACGAGGCCTCCGATCCGGTCATCATCATGAACAAGCTGACCTGGGCGAACTTCCAGGCCGCCTATGCCGCGGGCAGCTTCGCGGTGGATCCCTTCATGGGCCTGAAGGTCCTGTTCAACAACACCCTGCCCGCCTATGACACCGCCACCGCCGGCACGGATGACTACTGCATCGTCGGCGACCTGAAGGGCGCGCAGCTCAACTATCCCGAGGGCGAGGGTGTCGTGATCAAGTGGGACGATCTCTCCGAGGCTGAGGCCGACCTGGTGAAGGTTGTGGGCCGCCAGTATGTCGCGCACGCCGTGACTGCTCCCTTCCGCTTCACCCGCATCAAGAAGCCCTCTGCGAACACCTGATGAAAGTCCGGTTGCTGAGGGATACAAACGTCCGGCATAAGGCGGGAGAGGTGGTCGAGATCACCGATCCCGCCGTGCTGGCGAATCTCTTTTCGTCCCGCTCGGCGGAGGCGCTGAGAGCGGAAGCGCCGGAAACGCCGGAAGCGAAGGCGGAAAAGACGACGGCCCGGAAAACCGCGGCCAGAAAGAAATAACCATGAAGCTGCTTGTGGGAATCCCAAGCCTCGACTTTGTGCATGTTGACTTTGTGGAATGCCTGACCCGGCTGATCCAGCGCCTGAAGGACGACGGCGTCGACTTCGACGTCTGGATCTGCAAGGGCACCTTGGCACACGTAGCCCGGGACAAGGTGGCCTGCAAGGCGATCAACGAGGGCTACACCCACGTCCTGTGGCTGGATGCGGACATGATCTTTTCCCCGGATATCCTGGACGACCTCCGGTTCTGCGGGAAGGACTTTGTCACCGGCCTGGCCTGCAGCAGGCGCCCTCCCTTCGTGCTGTGCGTGTTCAACCACGTCAGCGATGAAAAGGGCTGCATCGCGTACAAGATGGCGGACGTGCCGGACGAGGCATTCGAGATCCAGGGCTGCGGGTTCGCTTGCGTCCTGATCTCGGTGGAGATCCTGAAGGCCGTCATGACCCGGTACAAGACCTGCTTCCTGCCGATGAAGATCTACGGCGAGGACCTGGCCTTCTGCGTGCGGGCGCGGGAGCTCGGCTACCGCATTTACTGCGAGCCGACGGTCCGCCTCGGACACATCGGACACAATGCCGTCTGGCCGGGAGAACACGAGCGCTACATGGAAAACCTGGAAAAGGGGGACTGACCCATGCTGGAAAAGGCGAAGCTGGCGCTCAGGATCACGACGAACGCCTACAACGAAGAGATCACCGATCTCATCGCCGCGGCGAAGCTGGATCTCGGCATCGCCGGCGTGACGGCAGCCGGAGCCCCGGATGAGCTCTGCCAGCGGGC